GGTAGCCGCTGTTCTGGCACCTGCCGCTGTTAAAAGTCTCACTTCAGTCTGTAAGTAGGCCGCAAAAGTTTCGCTGTTTGTTCCGTCGTATGTGTCGGTTCCAAACTCACCTTCGTAAATGAAGTCCATTACTTGACCATCATTTGAACCATCAGTTCTTAATTTGGTGATGATGATTGGTGTTGCTTCTTTTGACATGGCCGCAATAACTTCTTGTATTGCACCATTTGGTCCTAATTCAGTAGACGAAAAGTCTGTGCCGTTGACTGCAAGGTCAAGTGTCACAGCAGTGATCGTTTTTCCTGAAAAGTGGTTAGTGTCATTAGATAAAGTAGGATTTCGTTTAACTGTCATTTGTTATTCCCTCCTATTATTATACTAATGTATCAGCCGCAACAGTCGTACCTGCTATGTCAGCCACACCGTCTTCTGATGTAGAAGAAGCAGTTGCTCTGAATTTAACAGATGTTGCTGTTCCGTCAACATCATCGTTGTCGTAAGCAGATGCAAGGTTAGTTGCTGTTGCAAACTCGCCTTCCATACCGATTGTTACTACGCCTGATGCCGCATTTTTCACGTTAAAGTACACAACAGTGCCTCTGGTCTGAGCGATTTGTAGAATTCTGTCTACTAAACCGTCTTTGTGGAAGTTTCCACTAGAGTCATCGTGTGCTCTTAGGTCCATAGCAGTATTTGAACTGTCTTTTACAGTAACGGTAAAGAACTTTGTAGGTATACCATGTCCTGTGTACAAGTTGTCAATTGCTGTACCTAAATTATTGTTATTTGTGCTTATTGGCATTTAGATATCCTCCTATGACCTATTAACTTACACCTTCAGATGTGTCAGATAGTGTTTTCTCTGCCACAGCCGCTGATGAAATTGTTGCTGTTACTTTGTCTGGTGTCAAGGCGTCTAATCCTTGAATGTCAGTTGCAATATCAGCCAATGTGGTTGTACCACTTTGAGTGTCTAATGCGTCTGCTCTCACCATGAACACTTTAGTAGTGTTGGAATTTTTTAACGGTCCTTCACCTAAAATGTTACATCTTCTTTGAATTGCCTGTCTGGCAAGTTCTAAACCACCAGTAGCCGCACTTGCTCTTGGGTCAGTCGTTTCTGAAGCCATGCTGTTGATAAAGTCAACATTTATGAAAGCGATTTCTACACCTTCTACTTCAGAAGTTGATTGAGCCGAAAAGTTTGCTGGACCACCTGCTGGTAATGTGTTGTCGTATGCCATTTTAATCCTCCTATTTTTCTCTGATTTTAATGACTATGTCACCGCTCCGGTGACAGTTGAAATTATTTATGGTAAATGTTGGTAAATTCTACTATATTATTAAGTTTTTTGCCAAACTTCGTCACTTTTTACCCTAGATCTGCGTTTATACCCTAATGAACTAAGAATTTCAGTTGTGCCTGTATACATTGGACGTCTGTCACCTATGCCATCCTTCCAGGTTGTTTTCAATTCAATATTCACCACAGGATTGTTTTCTGTCAAAGTTTTAACAGCACCCTGTACCACACGCAGTTCAAATCCGTCAACATCTATCTTGATAAAATCCACATCTGTAAAATTGTAACTGTCCAATGTCTTGCAAACTATGTCGCCAGGTTGTTTGGTTTCTCGCAACACCGTCCAACTGCCTGGCTGTTCAGCAGTGTGTTCTTTGTTTGATAAACCTACGTTGTATAAACTGACATTGCTTTCTGATATATTCTTGTTGAAACATTCTATAAAATTTTTGTTTGATTCAAAGCAGACAACTTTGCGAAACAGTTTGGCCAAGGGTCTAGTCCATTGTCCAATATGGCTACCAATGTCCAAACAGGTTCTATAATTTTTGACAAATTTTAAGGCAGTGTCTCTTTGCAGTTGTTGTCCGTCACCTGCATCTTCTAAAAAATATGGCTGTGTGTGATCTAAGTATCTTACCCAAAAACTATTGCCCGTGAGAACCATTATTTCTTGCTACGTTTGGCTCTGTCTGCAATTGTCTGCAATAGTCTTACAAAAGTGTATCCACCTTTGGCAATGTCATCGATCATTTTCATTATGGGATAGTACGAACTTGCTAGTGGACCTGCAAGTCCTTTGCCTTGTCTGGCTTGGTCAACTGCTATTTTGGCACGTCTTATATTGTTTGGACCAACAAGTATTCTGTAGGCATTGAGTTCGTCAGCAGACATATCAACTACGTCAGAAGTTCTTTCTGCATCAACAACATTGTCTAGTTCAAAACTGTTCTGTCCTGCAAGAGCATCTACCTGTCTGGCAATATCAGTACCACCCAGTTTTGCTCTAAGAGCCTGTAATAATCTAGTGACAGTGACCTTTTTGCGTTGACTGTTCAACTTTGTGAAGTCACTGATTGCTATTCTTAGATTTCTGTAGTCACTGTTTGATATTGCAAATGCTCTTTCCAGTGAGGCCAAAAATTGGTAGTCGTTTTTAAATGTTCTGAGATATCCTTTGACTCGCATGGTTGGTAATGGATGTCGCTGTCGCATGGCTTTGGCCTGTGTTTTGTTTGCCAGTTTGTCTAGTATGTCTGTGTTGCCATCCACCACTGCCAGCATGTTGTGGAGATCGTTTGCAGTGGTTCGCACTCTTTCAAATCCACCGTAGGTCAGTGTGGCGTTTGCATACTGTTTTACAAACTGTCTATAACTGTCAAATTTGTGCAACAGTGATAAAGCAAGAAACGATATGTAGATTCTTTCTTCTATCTCTCCGTAGGTATATCTGCTGAGATCATCTTGTCGTCTTACAATTCTTGCTTCAGATACATACTGTAAAAAGGGTGTTATCATATACCTATTTACCGTATGCAAAATTTGATTCTTACAGATATAATGAAAACTGGACATCATTATTTCTATGGACAGTACATTGACTTTGCTGATGTGCCTGGCGAAAATATTGATGTGGTAAATGACTATTATCTTTTACCAACAGACCTTAGCAAATATTCAAGAAAGATTGCAATCATCTGTTCTATTTTTGGTTTGACCTACATGAAGAGCAAAGAATATGTACAGGATCTCAACAGACGTATTGCCAGATTGAAACAACTAGGATTTAAATTTATTATAGCATCACCATGGGAAAGTAGGGCCAACGTGATAGATAATGATATTATAAAAAATTATGCTGATCAAACAATGTTGTCATGGTATGGTGAACACGACTGGTTTTGGTTTTATATGTACAATAAACATTATCAAAAAACATTCAACATTGATCATAGCAACAAGAAATACGATTTTTTATATCTAAACAAACTAGGTAGAGAGCACCGAAAACAACTTTACAGAAAAATGAAAAGCAATATGATGCTTGACAACAGTTTATATTCTTATTTGGACCAAAAAGATCCTGTGCGGCTACCTAAACAGTATGAAGCACCATGGATTCAAAACGGCATCTATCAAATGCAAAACATAAATGGTCAGGATCAAGATTTGTTTGAGCCTCCTTACAATGATACCACTTGCAGTTTAATAACAGAAAGTAATGTGCTGTCAACAGATGAAATCTTTATTACAGAGAAAATATGGAAAGCAATTATTATGAAACATGTTTTTATTGTTTATGGCAATTACAAAACACTGGATTGTATGAAACAACAAGGCTTCAAGACTTTCAATGACATATTCGATGAATCATATGACCAAGAACCCAATCATCAAAAGCGTGAAGCAAAAATTATTGATCTTTGTAATAAAATTAAACAAATGGATCCAAAAACTTTGTATGAACAAACACAAGCAATACGAGATCACAACTATAAAACATTTTTTGATAGAACAAATATTGTGAGAAACTGTACAAATACAGTGAGTCTATGGTTTACTAAACACGATCTAGCAGTTCAGCAATAGTAGGAAATAGTATTTTATAATCTGTGCTTCGTCTTCTATCAAGTTCCTTGATATAAATTTTTAAAAGTTTTTGTTGCATAAAATCAGGTTCGGTGTTCTTGCACTCTTCGGCAATACCTTTCAAGTTGTTTAGGTATCCTGTCTTGATAGGATCATCCTGTGTGTCAAACTTTGCTATTGCTTGATTGATTCCAAGATCTAGAATTTTATCACCAAAAATTGTTGGATTGAGATATGGTCTGCCTGCGTCTCCAGCCTTCATCATGGACCAATATACAGGTCTTACCTTGCTCCATGTATTGACCTTCTCCACAAGATCAGGCATAGTTGGCACAGTCAAAGCCATTAGTGCTGAATTGACACTCAAAGTTATCTTTGTCTTGTGCAACATGAATTCCATATTGCTAGTGTATTTTTTGAGATCAAGTCCGTTCCTCACATACTCAGCCTGTGGTCCCCAACAGTCTAGACTTCCAACCACTTGCAAATTGTTGATTCTATTGTTCTCTACCAACTTCCACATCCTGTCAAGCCATTTCTGCACACGCATGGTATCCACAGTAAGGTTGCTAAAGATCACAAGATCCAACTGTGGATTTTGATTAACTTCTAAAAACTTTACAAGTTTTTCTGTTTCTTTTTGTAGGAATGGTTCACCTCCAAGGATAATAATTTTTCTAAGGTCTTTTATATTTTCTTCCAGCCATTCAAACAATTTGACATTTAACATTTCCATATCTTGGTGTACCTGTGTTTTACCTGGAATGTAAACACCTTTACCTTGTTCTCTTGGTCCACTGTTGAATTCTCCGTGTATTCTATTTTCATTGTCTATGGTTGAACTGAATAAACTATTGCAGTAAACACATTTTAAATTACAGGTGTTACTAAAATATATTTCTAATTGTGTGGGTGTAACATTAACAGCAGACAGATCTTTGTCCAATTCCTTTGGTGCATACACACCACTCATATCCAAATGATTCATTCTATCAGACTGTCCACCTGCTTCTTCTGTAGTTTTACAGTGTTCACAGCCTCGTCCAGGCCATTGTCCGTTGAGCATTTTTGTCCGTGCTTCTAACTTTTGTGGAATGTTATGAAAATTTATTTTGCCATTTTCAATTGTAATAGGATCATGTGTGACTCTGTGACAACTGGCAGTGGTACCCATTGTGAGAAACACTGTGGAGTGATTCCACTTTAGTTGGCAAGGAATACCTTGCTTTATAGGAAAGGCTTTTGATTTCATTACTGTTTGAATTTATTTAATACAGATAAGTTTCTTCTACTAAATCCTAATCTATCAACCAGTTTCACAGCACCACCCTGCTTGTCTACTGCCACAAAGCCTTCTGGTTCTGTGACTTCTAGTCCGCTGTCTGTTTGACTAAATGAACCTATTTGCATGGCTTGATTCATTTTTCTTAGTATGAAACCTTTCATGGCCTGTGTCTGTTTGTAGAAGTTCAACATTCCTTGTAATGGTCTTCTCAGTCTGCTTAAAAACACTGGCATATTTTTAATTTTCTGTTGTCTCAAATCTAAGGCCTTCTGTGCCTTAAGTCCAGCAATCTGCTGTTGCATTCTTTGTTGATAAAACTTTTGAAAGCCAGCGATGAATTGATTAGCATTGGTTGGTAGTTTGCCTTGCTTGACTTGATCGTTAATATACATTTGAAAATACGGTACAAAGTCTTGATTGCCTTTGAACATGTCACTTAGATTTCTTGGCACTGCTGTCAACAGTTGTTCTAGTTTATCTATTTGAGACATGAACGCGGCTGTTTCGTCTTTTGTAAACTTGGCAGATCCAGAAACATCTTTGTAGGTTGCATTATCAAAAAACACATCTGGAGTTTTATTAAATGACTCCACATCAGCACCTGCCACTGCATCCATGTCTGATAGACTGTCGCCGTTGTATGTGGTATGGAATATTATGCCTACCTGTGCAGATTCAATCTGCTTGGCAATGTCTGTGCCTTCTTCCACTGCGTAGGTGATTGTATTAGGAGTAAATGTTATATGCTGTTTGCCACCGATTGGCTTTCTCGACAAATCTTCATCTGTAAACAACAAATCTCCTTGCACCACTCCTTTGATGTTAAGTTTCTTTAAATGCACTAGACATTTCAAAAGTTTTTGTCCTAAATCTTCTGTGCCATGATTACGAGCAATATCTGATTTTGTGTAATTGATTTTTGGCGATTTTGCAAACACAGACTTTGTGCCTACAAACCAACGGCCATTGTCAGGATTGATTCCACAAACCACAGCAGGAGCACCGTCCCACTTGACACTGACCTGCACAGGATTTACTGTGGTGCCTTGTAGAGTTACAAGCAATCCTTTGTAGTAGTCAATTACAGATTTTGCACCTTCAAATCCATTTGTTAATACTATGTCTTCAATGTGTTCAAGGTGTGTACGTTTGAACTCGTTTAGAATATCTTCAACTAACATTTTAATCCTCGTCTTTGAAGTCGCCCTGCTTCACTGTCAAAGAATTTTTAATGTCTTTTAGTTCTTTAATTCTGGTAACACCTTTATGAAACTTGTTACTGTCTAGATTTTTGATTGCTGAATTAAACTTTTTTTCTAATGTGTATGCTGTTTGAGGATCAAAGTTTTCTCTGATATATTGAATCAAATTTATTGCACTGTCTATGATGTGCGATGCTCTGTGTTCCACAAAGTTTTCTGGTTCTTTATTGATACGAACACTGCTGAGTTCTTCTAAAATACTACGTGTTTTTTTCTGCATACTTGTTGTATTTACATTTATTGTAACACAGAAAAAGCATTTGTCTATTGTTATTATGTGTGTTTTTGCTTATATTTTCCTATAAACAAAGTATTTTCTCTTGTTAGTATCGTCTCTGATGTCCAATACTTTTAAATTTAACTTATCTGCAAGTTCAATAATAAAAGGCACATTCCAAGCAAAGAAGTCAATCCATTTAGATTCTGGTTTGTCATGTGGCACTCCTGGATTAACTCTGAAAAACATCACACCATTTTGTTCCAATAGACTGGCACAATGAGCAACTTCTGTTTCTATCTTTGACTGTGAGCCAAAGTTAATCGATCCAAGACACAGTATCACATCAAATTTTTCTTTTGGTTTGTAATCAATTGTGTTTATCATAATATCTGCTTTGTCGTTGTAGGGATCAATACCAGTGAGGAAATTAATCTTGCCTTTGAATTCATTGTAGCCACATCCTACATCAAGCACATTTCTTGGCCGTAATTTATTAACTTCATCAATAAGTTGAAGACCACTGTGTTTCCATTTTTTCATATCTGATTGCCATACAGTAGAAAAGTATCTATGTAACACTGCGTCATCTATTGCTCGTGCATACTGCTCTACATTGTTATATTTTTTGTCTAGATCTATATTAAATGTATCTTTGATGTATTCGGGTGTTATCTCACCTTTACCAAGATCTATTATTAATTGATTAAGAATTTTCTGATTCATTCTTTATTTTACAATATACTTCTACATCTGTAAACCGCAAATAGTTCATGCTCTTGATTCCAAGTGTTTTTTGCAGTTCAATATTATCATTTAAAGAATACAATCTGTGTCTATAGACAAAGTTTCTAATGCATTGGTTTTGTAAGGCAATCTGCTGTTTCATTGTGTCGTCATCTTTGAACCATTGGTAATTGGGATATGTGATGTCCCAACCACCTGCTTCTTTCCACCAATCGAAACAGTCTTGGTCATATCTATGGACCAACACAATAGGATCATCAAACAAGTCAGCAAGTCTGTCTACGTGTTTACTCAACACATGACTTTTTATTATTCTGATTTTATCAGAACCTTGAAAAGGAGCGTCAAATATTTTTTCAAGATCTTGCTTTGATAGAGAATCAAAGTCTTCAAGTTGGTTGCCAAACTCCATGCCTGGATCAAAATAAGCACCTCTGTGCATCAACTGTTTGGCTTTGGGCGGACTTTTAGGATTGAAATATGTTCTTTCAGGCGTGTCGTCTGATTGATCAATTTGTTCTGAATAATAGATGCTATTGGCCACACCACTCCAGCGTGAACCAGGAGCACCTACTACAAAGATATATTTCATTATTTTAACAGTTGTTCTTTATACACTGTATTATATCCTAATTGATTTTTACCAAAGTCAGTTAAGGTTTTAAGAGCACCCGGCGTTATAAATGATTTCAATGTTTTTACTGCCTTGTCACCTTCGCTACCCACTCTCCAGTTATACTTGCCAACTTTTGCTTCTATGGCCGCAACTGATTCTGGATCATTAATCATCTTGTTAAGTGCTGAAACAAGTTTGTCTTTGTTGGGATTGCCTTTGTTTACCCAGAATGCTTTCTGTAGTGCATCTCTCCAACTTTTCACAAGTCGATATGCATCATAGAAATCACCTTCTGGTGCCACACCCCACATGTCTTCGTACAGTGCTTCAAATGTAGGTTCCGCAAAGTTTGGATCATTATCATGTTTGCCTGTTTCCACATTTAACAAGCCATGATGAAACCATGTGAATGCATCACCCTGTTCTATCACAGGCATCACGTGTTTCTTGTAGGCCGCTGGATTTTCTCTTGTGGCATTGAGGTCACCTCTTCTAAAGGCCAATCTTCTTTCTGAACCACTCATGCCTTTGACCCAGGTTATCTTGTATTCCCAAGTGTCAAGATAGTTTTTCTTTGGCCCTGTCAGCAGTTGCACAATTGCCATTATCTCAGGTGTCATACCTGAACCTGCAGAAAACTGTATAGGTCCATTCAACACATCTGTATTCTTTTTGGCACCAACTATGATGTTCAAGTTCATCTGTCCTATAGATTCCCAATCAAGATAGTTGTAGTCCACAGGTTCCACAAGATAACTGATACCGTTTCCACCGTGTGAAACAAGTATTGTCTTGTCATCAAATCTCAGTTTGTTTTGAAACTCGTTAGGTCCCAATTGATCTCTAGCACCTGGCTTATAGATCAAGTTGATCTTTTCACCCAAATGTTTTTCCCATTCTTTAACAACTATCTGTGCCCATACAGATGTTCCACCTGATGGTTTTTGTGGCACTATCAAGTTGTATTCTGCCAATGCTGTTGTGGTCATCAACATCATTGCAATGATTATTTTCTTAAGCATAATCTATTCTACTCCTTTTTGTTTCACCCCAATATATCAAAAACACAACACATGCCATTATTGTTAAGAATATTGGTCTGGTTGCCAGGTCAGTTATCTTATGTAGGGTAGTCATCTGATAACTTAAACTGTATATCCTGTCGCTCAACAGGAATCCAATAAGCAGAGCAGGTCTGCTGACTTGAAATTTTTTACATAGTAATCCTAGTACACTGAAAATTAATAACACAGCAACGTCTTCCCAACCGCCTGTGTACTGCAAAGTTGCCCACAGTATAGTGGCAATAATGAAAGGAAAATAATAAACATAAGGCACCTTGGTGACCCAACCTGCAAAGTAGGCCAAGCCATAACAGATCACAGCAGTGATGACAGTTCCAACCAAGAATGCAAATGCCATGCTGTCAAATAGTTTGTCGTCGTAAAATGTGTCTGGTGATCCTAGATCAATTCCTATGTACAAAAATAGTCCCATTAAGATCGCGGCAAATGGTGCTCCTGGTATTCCAAACAACACAGTGGGAATAAAACTGGATGCCTTTTGTGCATTGTTGGCTCCTTCTGCTCCAATGACTCCACGCACATTGCCAACGCCAAACTTTTCTTTTGGATTACGTGCCACAGTTGATCCGTAGGCCAACCAGTCTGCCATTGCTCCACCCAGTCCAGGCAGTAAGCCTATAAATGATCCTATCGCTCCGCCTCTGAAACTGTCTCGCCAACTGTGTTTGGTATCTATAATGCCTTGCTTGATCTGCGACCAACTGCCTTTTAAATTTTTATGTTGTGCGGTCTGTTTTCTTTTACGCCAGCCTTCCCACATCTCTGGCACAGCAAACAAGCCTGCCACAAAAGGCAGTATCTGTATTCCGTCCTCTAAGTATCTCCAACTCAAAGTAAATCTTGGAACATTATTGACATCCACACCAACCAGTCCAAGTGTTACACCTAGCACAATGGCCAACACACTTCTCACATACTTCTTAGTGCTGACAAATCCCACTGTGACAAATGCAAGTAGCACCAAGGCCCACAGTTCCGGTATGCCCATGTACATTACAATTTTTGTGTAATAGGGCAAAAATAAAAAGGTCAGTGATCCAAACACTAGTCCGTTGACAGTGGATGAAGTAATTGCGGCAGACAAGGCTCTGCTGGCCTGTCCGTCTTTGGCCATTGGGAAGCCATCTACCATTGTGGCGGCCGCACTATTGGCTCCGGGTATGCCCAACAGCACACCACTGAATGAATCACCGGTTGTAGATGAGGCAACAACAGCAACACAAAAGATAACTCCTAGGTATGGGTCTCCAACAAAGTAAGGCATGAATCCAAACAGTGTTATCAATCCTGTGGTTGCACCCGCGGCTGGTATTAGGCCAATGATCAAGCCATAGACAATACCTGCCAATAGTATAGCAAGTTCCATATCAATAATTTTTGGGATTTTGTTGTGAACTTCTATTGAGCGTTACAACAAATATGTTAAGTAATTATATGATGTACTTCTGGGCACCACCAGATCCTGGCGATAAAAAATATGCTCATCACGAGCGTTTTGAGTTTGAAGAAGACAACTGGATAATACTGGGTCTGGGCCTTGGTGTTTGGTTTGCCTACTGGCTGGTTGTGCATTGGATTGATCATTTCACATTTGGTGCAATTGCCTGGTATTTTGAGATTGCAAGTTTTGTGCCTTTCATGGCTTACCTGCTGACAAGCACAATATATGAAAGTTACAATCCTTTACTGTGGTGGCCAATGTGGTTTGGCTACTGTGTTGAATGCAAAGAAAATAAAATTCTAGATCATAAACAGATCAACAAACTGGGTGGTCCTTACAATGTCTACCAAATAAGCATAGACAAAATTAAATTTAGACGTCAACGAGACGCTTTCAAATACACAATGTTTGATTATCGGCCTTGACCTCTACCAGGCTTCCAACTTAATCTTTTGCTTTTGTTCATTGAAGCAAACTTGACTCTTCTCTTTTTACTTGCCTGAGAAGTTCGCTTCATGTTTCTGGGTCTATCTGTTTGTCCAAATTTTACTGCCATAACTTATATTACAACTTCTAAGGGTAAAAGTCAATTATAAAACTCCTGCTCCAATAAAAATTTTATCGTTGGTTAAATTTTTGATCTGTTGCTCTAGATTGCTATGTAAGGGGTGTGACTTATCTGAAATGTTTCTCCATTCAAACTGTTTCTTGTTAAAAGTGCTCCAGTCTTCTAGACGTGATATTCTGCCAAACCAGCCGTATTTTAGTAGTAGTGCTTCAAAATGTTTTATAGAATGATAGTTTTCTATTTGAACAACCATATTCAAATTGATATTGATATCAAGGTCAAGTGATTTTAGATAATCAAGGTTATCAATTAGCACAGACCAACTGCCACCTTTACGAACTTTCTCATAGGTATCTTTGTCACCTGCATCTATTGAAATGTCTATCTTGTCTATGTTTTTGAATATTTTTGTTTTAGAAAGTAGTTTTTTTAACAACAAACCGTTTGTCAACAAATTGTATCTGTGTTTGGCATTGGGTTCAACAGACATTAAAAACTTTCTATAAATCAAACTTGCAAAAGGATCACCATTACCGCTCATATTGATTGTGCAGGCATGATCAAATTTACTGATCAATTTACTAATATGTTCACTCATTTTAAGTTTATGTTCATATCTTGCTCCGCTTGTTATATTGATGGCTTCAGGC